CGACTCCTTGATGGTGCCCAAGAAGGCAGCCTTCCTCACATGCGGCGTGGACACGCAGGATGACCGACTGGAGGGGCTTGTATGGGCTTGGGGGGCCGGCCGTGAGTGCTGGCTCATTGACCGTCTCATCGTCAATGGGATGCCAACCGAGGACCAGACCTGGAATGACCTAGATCATCTGCTAGAGCGTCAGTATGTGCACGAATCTGGCATATTTATGGGCATCTCGGCGACTTGCATAGACACTGGAGGGCACTTTTCGCAAGAGGTCCTGCGGTTCGCTCAAACCAGAAAAGCCAGGCGCATCTTCGCCATCAAAGGCGTGTCGGGCATGAACAAGCCGACGTGGTCAGGTAAGCAGTTCGTGGGTAAGCGACGCAAGACAGGCGGCACGATGTACCCGGTCGGTGTCGACTCCGCGAAGTCGTGGATCTACTCGGTGCTGAACGAGGAGGAGCCTCGGGTTCACTTTCCGCTCGTCGACTTCTGCGATGCGACCTTCTTCTCGCAGCTCTGCGCCGAGAAGCGGAAGGCGCGGTACGTGGAAGGTCGTCTGGTTCACGTTTGGTGGAAGCCGGACCATGTGGCTAACGAGTGCCTCGATGCAACGGTCTACGCCGTTGCGGCCATGGAGGCACGTGTACTGTCGGGAGCCAGGCTCGATGCTATCCCCTCGGGGCCCGCTGTCCCGAAGGGGTCTTCCCCAGATGACCTAGAAGGTGTCAGGGAGATTGCGAGGCCCCCCAAGGAGCCTCGTAGAGAGTCCACGAGGCGCGAGGGACAGATAGACTCTAGGCGCGACTGGTTGACGAGGGACTGACCCATGGCGATCTCCTGCGATGACCTGAAGACGAAATACCTCGAGCTAGCGTCCGGCGCCGGTGTGGTTCTGATCAAATCGGGGGATCAGCTCGTGAAGTACACCGATGCGGCCAAGCTGCTTGAAGTCATCGAGCGCTTGTGTGGCCCCATCATCCCCGAAGGCTCGACCGCGCAGCGGGGCGTGCGCATGCACGGCAACCGGGTCTCGGACCCTGGTGACTGTGGGTGCAGTTCGCCTAATGGATGGAATGGATGGGATTGATTTCCAAGTTCTTCCGCGGCGTTGTGGGCAGCGAACGCGCCATCGACGCAGGCAAGCTCGACCGCACCCGACCGTGGAACCCAGCGTCTGCGTCGGCTACCGAGGACCTGCGCGAGATTGCGCGCGTGCGAGCGCGAGCGCGGGACCTCTACTACAACAACGACCTCGCGCGGAGCCTCGTCGACAAGTTCGCCAACGCGGTGGTGGGTTACGGCATCGTTCCGCGGTGTGCGAGTGCGGTCGACGCCTTCAATGAACTCGTCGACCGTCGATTCGCCCGCTGGGCTACGAACCCGACACCGGACGGGGGCGTCGACTTCTACGGGCTCCAGTATCAGGTCGAGCTGGCTAAAGACACGAGCGGTGAGTGCTTCGTCGTCCAGGTCACGCCCCCTAAGAGCGCGAACGCGGAGATCCCGCTCTGGCTCAAGGTGCTCGAGGCAGACCTCTGCGACGAGAACAAGAACGAGCCAGGGCTCCCCAACGGGAACAAGATCGTCCAAGGCATCGAGTTCGACAGGTATGACCGGGTCGTTGCCTACTACTTTCATCACAACCACCCCGGCGACCCGCTCTCGTGGCTGCCCAAGAGCGGCGACTCTCACATCCGCATGCGCGCGGATGAAGTCATCCACGTCTGGGACAAGTTCTCGGCGCGGCCCTCTCAGGTTCGCGGTCTACCCAAACTCACGCCCATTGTCCGCAAGCTCCGCGCTCTAGAATCGTTCGAGCGAGCGGAGCTGACCAAGCAGGAGGTTGCGGCCTGCTTTGGTATCGCCATCGAGGGGGCCGAGGAAGGCACCTACAACTCGGTCAAAGGCAACGACGGGAAGCTCTGCGACTCGAGCGGGCGCCCGATCGACTCTCTCTACCCAGGTATGACCGCCTACCTGCCGCCCGGGGCTACCGTGCATGCGGTCACCCCTCCGGTCCTCACGGGATACGCCGACTATGTTGGCGAGAAGAAACACGGCATCGCGTCAGGCTTTGGCGTACCGTATGCGGTCGCAACGGGGGACCTGACGAAGGTCAACTTCAGCTCCTCACGCTACGGGCAGGGCGTGTTCATCCGCTTGGTGGGGGCGACCCAATGGCTAGGCATCATTCCTCAGTTCTGTGAGCGTGTGTGGTCTATGTGGATCACTGCGGCATATGAGTCAGGGAGCCTTCAGATTCCCCAAGCTGCTGTTGAGTGGACGACGCAGCCATTCCCTTCGGTCAACCCGCTCCAAGACGCGCAGGCTGACATCCGGCGCCTTCGTATGGGGGCGACGACGATCACCAAGGTCATTGCGGACAGCGGTGAGAACCCGAAGGTGATCCTGAACGGACGCATCAAAGAGAACGAGTTCCTTGACGCCAACGGTCTGACATTCGACTCGGATCCCCGCTATCGCACTCAAGCGGGTACGAACCAGCCGGTCTACGACACGAACGTAACAGCCCCCGCCAAGAAGAAAGTCAGGAGGGTCAGTTGACCATCAGGAAGATCGAGATGCCGATGCGGTCGCGCCAAGCGGCTGTTGCGCCGGCTTCACTGAAGCTTGAGGAGCGGTCTTTCGAACTCGTCTGGGCAACAGATGCGCCGGCTTCCGTTGAGATGTGGGATCGCGAGTTTGGCTACATCACGGGAGACGAAATCCTCTCGATGGAGCCCGGCCACTGCCGCACCGCGCGCATGGAAGGCGGGCTGCCGTTGCTCGATCATCATCAGCGGCACACGGGTCAGCTCGGGCAGATCGGCAAGGTCGTCGACTGCGCCCTTGCCGACGGCAAGGCTAGCGGCCGGGCTATCATGTCTCGGCGCGAGGTTGCCCAGGAAATCCTTCAGGACGTGCATGACGGAATAGCCGACACGTTCTCGGTGGGTTACCGCGTCTACGCCTACGAGGTCACGAAGCGCGAGGGCGTCCGTGACGTGTATCGTGCGATTGACTGGGAGCCGCTCGAGGTCAGCTTCGAGCCCATCCCGGCCGACCCGGGGGCGCGTGCTCGTTCGGGTACCCCGGCCGATGACACGAGGTCTTGCGAGATTCGCGTGGCAGATGAGACGGAAGCGGAAGTCGCCGAGGTGGAGACTGTCGCGGTGACCCTCGTTGAGGAGAAGAACATGCCGTTGGACCAGAAGCAGATGATGAAGCTCATGTCGCGAGCGGCTGAGCTGGACATGAGCCTTGATCTTGCGAACGCTGTCATTGCCGCAGGGGGCGAGAAGTCGTTCGAGGATCTGACTGATGACCTCGTTCGCTCGGCCAAAGAGCAGCGGGCGAAGGTTGTGAAGTTGCCGGACCCCGAGCGCGCGACCCCTTCGACGCAGCTCCGAGCGGGTCACGAGCAGATCACGACCGACCAGGCCGAGAAGGATGGCAAGGGCATCATCGAGTACATCGAGCACCGTGCGACGGGTGGTGAACTCACTGAGAACGGCCGTCGCTTCATGGGCATGAGCCTGTTCGACCTCGCTCGCAAGGCGCTCGTCGACACGGGTCGCAGCCCGATCGGGGGCCGCTTCGAGATCGTGCGTGAGGCGCTCCAGCCGACGCGCCTGGTCCGTCGTACTATGGGGGGCATCGACCGCGAGCGCGATGTCGGAGGTCTGCACACGACCTCGGACTTCGGTGACCTGCTCGGTGACGGCGTGCTGCGCCGTCGTCTGCTCGCGGCCTACAACTCGATGCCGGACAGCTATTCGAGCTTCGTCTCGACGACCACGTTCGCCGACCCGCGTAGCCAGAAGTTCATCCGCATCGGCAGCTTCGGTACGCTCGCCGAGGTCAAAGAAGGCGCTGAGTACAAGCGCAAGAGCTTCGGTTCCGAGGCGGAAGACATCGACATCGCGAAGCACGGTGGCATCATCGGGCTCTCGCTCGAGGCCATCCTTCGGGACGACCTCTCGGCCTTCGCCCGCATGCCGACCATGCTCGGTCATGCCGCGAAGAAGACTGAGCAGGCGACGGTCTTCGGGGTGCTCACGGCCAACCCCCTGATGAGCGACGGCTTCGCGCTGTTCTCGGCGCAGCACGCCAACCTCGGTGGTGCTAACGCGCCGGACGTGACGGGCATCACCGATGCGCGCACGATCATGCGCAAGCAGAAGGATGTGGCGCTGACCGGAGCGACCGATCGTCTTGGGCTCACCCCGAGGCACATCGTCATCCCCTACAAGTATGAACTCGGTCTCGCGCAGCTCGTTGGGCCGGACAAAAACCAGCCCGATGCGACGTCGGACATCGTGCCGCGGTATATCCGCGACATGACCTACAGCGTCTCGGACGTGCTCGACGCAAACTCGACGCAAATCTGGTACGCCTTCGCGAACCCGAATGAGATCGAGACCCTCGTCGTGGCCCGCCTCGAAGGCAATCAGCCTTTCGAGATCGAGCGGCGCTCCGGCTGGGAAGTCGATGGTCTCGAATGGAAGATCCGTCACTGGTTCGGCGCGGGTGTCGTCGACTGGCGCGGTGCCTACCGCAATCCCGGAGTCTAAGCAATGGCGAGCAACTACGTTGAGAAGGGCGACTTCCCTGAGGTCGTCGCACCTGAAGCCCTCGACTCGGGCGAGTTCTTCGTCATCGGCGCCCTTGCGGGTGTCGC